AAAAATAAAAAAAAAAAAAAAAATAAATATTTAAAAAAACTACAAAAAAATAAAAAAACACATAAAAAAGTTGAAAACAATAAAGATAAATCAAACGAAATCAAAAATAATAAAAAAATAAAAAAAACAAAAGAAAAGACACCCCCACACCCCCAAGAAAATAAAAATAAAAATATATATCCCCCTGTAACACCTAACGGTGTTTACTCCCCCTTGCCGGAAAAAGACGACAGCGGAATGATGGATATTGAAGAATTGATTGCGGCCACACCGCCGAAAAAACGCTTTGTGCCGCCGAAACTCGACGACATTAACGCCTACATTGCCGAAAAAGGTTTGATTGTGAATGGTCAAGTTTTCCTTGACTACTTCACGGCCGGAAACTGGAAGGACAGCGAGGGCAAGCCGGTTAAAAACTGGAAGCAAAAACTTATCTCTTGGGACGAACGGGATAGACGCAAACGCACGATTGACGCTGCGCGCAGCTTACTTAAAACCGGCGTTACATCCGGAACATACGGAAAGGACGCACCGTTATGAGAATTTGCAAACGCTTTGAAAACGTCAGTCTTGACAACTACACGGCCACAACAAACGAACAAAAAAAACTTGTTGAAACACTGAAGGCCGGAATTGAAAAGGGTTTTGATAAAAATATTTTGATTATTGGCGGCGTCGGAACGGGAAAAACACACCTTGCTTATGCGGTGGTTAATGCTTTGGCCAAAAAGAAAACGGCAAGTTCCGGTTATCGGTATTATTCCGAAGAAAAAGTAATTTATCGTCCGATTAAAAGCATTATCGACAATATTCGTGCCGCATGGAAAGATCCGGAATCTGCCGAAATGGACGCATATTGCACTTGTCCGGTGTTGATTATCGACGAAATAGGCGTGCAATACGGAACGGAAAACGAACGAACCGAACTTTACGAAATATTTAACCGCCGCTATGAAGATGAACTGCCGATTATTGCTATATCAAACCATGATAAAGACGCTTTGCTGCGTATTCTAGGGCAACGAATATTTGACCGGTTGACTGGGGGCGCGGCTGTTTTTGAGCTTTCAGGAAAAAGTTTTCGCCAAGGGGGAAATGTATGATTGAAGTTAAGAAGACAAAAGAAGTTTGTTGTCCTGCCGATGTTGAAGGCAGACTTTATCACGCTTTTGAGATTATGCGCTGCCTTCCGCCGGTAAAGCCCCAAGGATATTTTAATATTTTTTTGAATATGCGGCCGGAAATAATCAATCCGGAAGACATAAAGCCGGTTGTGTGCGGCCGTGATTTTGATTTAGCTATGGAAGTTTGCGATCTGTGGTGGCCGCTTCTTTCCGATTTTCCAGATCCGGAAATGTTGGAACTGATTAAATACCGCTGCGGCGCGCCGATTATCAAAGACGGCCGCGAAGTTTACGCTTGGTCGCGTATTCGTCCGTGGCATGCCGTAGCCAAAGAATTTAATTGCCACCGCAATACAGCAAAAAACAAGTGGTGCTCTATGCTTGCTTTTTTGCTAAAAAGGTTAAAAAACAGCACTTGCGAAAATAGTAATACATATTAAGTATTTGATTTCATTGAACAAAGATTAAAATTTGAAGACTTACGAAAATAGTATGTTGCACTTTTAGAATTTATCCTTTATATTTTTGATAGGATTGGAAATAGTACGCTTGAAACGGACTTTTTTTAATCCGCCGCCAAGTCGGTTTCGCCACCCTTGGCGGTTTTCTTTTTTAAATTTTGAAATTTTCAGCCGTTCTCTTACTGAAGCGGCTTTTTTTATGAGGTTTACGAAATGGAAACAATCACGATTGCAAAAGCATTAAAAACAATCGTTCTGCCGAACGGAAAAACCGTTCACGAAGGCGACGAATTTATTTATAATCACGATTTTGAAAACTGCGGCGAATTTGAGATTGTCGGCGAACAGAACGGCAACAACGCCCCTGCGCCGCAGCAGCCGGACAAAAAGCCTGAAAAAAATGAAGGAAAAGATATTTCGATTGCCGAACTTTCCGTTGAAGAAATGAAGGCCATTCGTTTGAAGGCTAAAGATTTGAAAATTGCCAACTGGCACATAAAAAGCATTGCACATCTTCTTTCCGAGATTGCCGAAGCCGAAGCAAAACCGGCCGACGGAATCACTTCCGACACCGCGGAAAACAAGGGAAAAGAGCCGGAAAATACCGTTGACGGAATCAGTCCCGAAGTGGTTGTTTCCGAAATGGAAAATACCACCGAAGCCCCTGCGCCGCAGCAGCCGGATAATACCCCTTTGGCATAACATTTATTTGAGGTTTGTAAAATGCTTAACAATGAAAATATGTACAAAACCGTTTATTTTTTACGATTTAAGGAAAATTCTATCGTTGCCGGAAGACTTATCGGAACAGACATCAGCGACAACGGCTACATAAAACACACCGTTGAAGCAGGCGGCCAGTTTTTCGATCCAGACGACGCGCTTGTCTTCTATACACGAGAAGAAGCTGAAGAAGCACTAAAAAAATTCAAACCGATCAACGACAAGATTATTTCGGTTATGAACGCGGCCAACCTTGAAATTGACGCCCTGCGCGAAGAAGTCAACGGTAAACCGCATTTTCCGGATTATGCCGCTAAACGAAAGGCAAAATAAAATGACACGACCGCTGAAATATAAGACTGTGCAGGAACTTGAAGCGGCCATTGACGAATATTTTGCACGAAGGAAAGAAACTTTTGTGCCGCCGACTGTTGCCGGTTTGGCCTTGTGGCTTGGTTTTGAAGATAGGCAAAGCATTTATGACTACAAGGAACGACCGGCTTTTTCTTGCACAATAAAAAGGGCTATCACCCGAATTGAGGAATACGCCGAATTACAGCTTCTTTCAGGCGAAGGAAGCGCCACAGGGGCGATTTTTTGGCTCAAAAACCACGGCTGGAAGGACAAAACCGAAGTTGACACCAACATAAAGGATTATTCACTGTTTGAAGAAGCAGTCGAAAAGAAGGCAAAGAAGTATGAGAATATCAAGCGAAGTAAAAAAAAGGCTAAAAAATGATTTAGTTTGCTTTCGTGATGTTGTTTTAATGAACGATCCGAAATATGAAGTTGCGCCGGGGGACTTTCATTTTGCTTTATCTGACTTGCTGATGAACGAAACAAGCCACGTTGCTATTGAGATGTTTCGAGAGAGCGGCAAATCGTCGTATGCTTTGCGCGCATTTCCGCTTCATTGTTTGGCTTATCCGTCAAAAGCCCGCGATTTTATCGTCATTATCAAACAAAATCAGAATGTCGCGTCCAGTAAATTGAAGGATATTATTTCGGAATACAAGAGCAATCCGCTCTTGCAGCATAATCTTGTGCAGATCCGCGAAGAAAATGCCAGGGTCTTTTCGGTTGATGTCAAGGACGAAAACGGCGAAACAATTAACGTCCGGATTGAAGCATACGGTAAAGGAACGGGCATTCGTGGCTTGAACAGCCAAGATAGGCGCCCGAAGATCATTATTCTTGACGATATACAGGATAAAGACGACGCGCGTTCTGAAACTGTAACGGCGACGGACTGGGATTGGTTTTTGTCTGATATTGTCTTCTTGGGTGAACATACACGCATTTTCTTTATTGGAAACAACCTCGGCGACCGCTGTTGTATCGAAAAGTGTATCAATAACGCTGCGGAACTGCATTTCAAAGTTATTCGCGTGCCGATAATGGTTGATAATAAACCTTCTTGGCCGGCGCGACATACTGTGGAAGGAATTTTGAAAGAACGCGCGGACTATGCAACGCTTGGAAAACTTGATATTTGGATGGCCGAAAAGATGTGTCAGGCCGTTGCAGAAGAAAACCGGACATTTTCCGAAGACGATTATCGTTATTATTCGCCAAGTCGTCAACAAGAGCTTGTCAACTGCTGCAATGTATATGCTTGTCTTGATCCGGCTTCGAGTATGAACCCTGAAAGCTGCTTTCGCGCAATTACAGTTACCGGCGTTAGTCAAGAGAACTACTGGTTTTTGCTTAATTGCCGTTACGGACGCTGGGACACTTTCGGTATTATTAGCGAAATATTTAATATTGTCGCTAAATACGGCCTGCGTGAATTTTATATTGAAAAAGGTTGGTGGGAGCAGGTTTCGCGACCATTAATCGAACAGGAAATGCGGCGGCGCAACATATTTTTTAACGTTATACCGCTTGAACACGGACGCGTTGGAACAAAGTTGGAGCGCATAAAGGCCTTACAACCGCGTTTTAAGGCACACACGGTATTTTTTCCCGACGAAGCGGATTGGCTGCCGGAGTTCAAAACAGAACTTGCCGGAGTAACAAAGGACGCTATTAAGTCGGAATATATTGACCTTGTGGACGCTTTCGCCATGACGGATCAAGTGGCGGTTGCACCGGTTAATTATCGTCCGTCTGCGCCACAAAGCGGCTATGACCGCGAAGGCGGCACAAGTTACGAAAGCGAAAGTTTATTTGATATTTCGGGGTATTAAATGATTACAGGAATGAAAATTTATTCGGGCGATGTCCCCTTCGATCAGTTGGACTGGTGGATTGAAACCGTAAATAAAGAATTTGGATTGTCGGCAAAGAATAATGAATGCCGACAATTTTTTTATACAATACGCGATTATTCGTATTTTGCCTTTGCGAACGAAGGTTACGCCGTGATGACGGTTGAAGCGGATATGTGGGGCAATAAAAGTCTTGTCGTTAAATCCTCTTATCTTCTGCCGGAATACCGGACTTTTGCTAATTTGAACGAACTTCAACGCTACATTGAAAAAACGGCGCGGCAATGTGGCGTAAAAAACATCATACAGGGAACGCACCTCGGAGATCGTTTTCTTAAATACTTGACGCGCCAAGGTTACAAAACTTGTGAAATGAGAAAGGAAATATAATGGGAAAAGGTAATCCGTTTAAGGCGGTAACAAAAGTTATCGGAAACGTTGCTGAAGCCCCGTTTAATGTGGCAAGCGGCATTGTCAAGGGCGATGTTAATAAGGTTATCAATGGAGCGGTCAAAGGCGCGTCAGGCGGAACTATCAGTTACGACAAGTCGGGCGGCGGTTTGTTCAATGTTCAGGACACTGTCGGAAACGTTGTTGGCGGCCTTACAGGAACAACAGCGCTAAAAGACAGCATTAACAACGCGCAGGCTTCGCAGGCGGCGCAGGAAAAAGCAGCAGCCGCAGCATTAGCACAGCAGCAATCAGAAGCCAAGGCGGCCGCTATTTTACGCCGCAGAGCTGATTTGACAGGCGATACACAGACAATTTACACTTCCGTACTTGGCGATGTGGCAAACACCGCGGCCGGAAAGATTAAGAAAAAAACGGTTTTAGGTGGTTAATATGGAATTATCGGCGGAAAAAATAGTTAAAAATCAAGAGCGGTTGAAGTCTGATCGTGTCAATTTTGACAATCTTTATCAGGATTTGCATAATTACTATTATGTTGAAAGTGATAATATTACGACTAAAAAGGCGCGCGGAAGCGAAATTACAAAGCTTTTAGATACAACTTCGCTAGACGCGGCAGATATTGCGGCGGCCGGTTTGTCTAATTATTTGACGCCGGAAAGTTCAAAATGGTTGTTTTTGGAACACCCTAACCCTGAATTGCGCGACAACAAAGAAGTCCAAAACTGGATGCACGACACGGCCGACGAATTGCTTTATACCTTCGCACGGTCGAACTTTTACAATCAAATGTCGATTTTTTATAAGTCGTCTTTGGTTTATGGCACGGCTTCGCTAGTTACTGAAAGAGATCCACACGACAATTTGCGCTTCTATAACCTGCCTATAAATAAACATTGGCTAACCGAAGACGCACGCGAACGGCCAAACGCTTATTATATTCAATACGAATACACGGCAGAACAGGCTTATTCACGTTTTGACGACGCTGTCGGCCGTGATGTTGTGGAAGCTTATCAGTCGGGCGCAAACGAAAACAAAAAGTTCAAATATCTTTGCTATATCGGACAGCGCAACGTTTACGATCCGGATAAACTGGACAAACTCAATATGCCAATTCGCATGTGTTGGATTGATGTTGCCAACAAAAAGATTTTGAAAGAAGACGGCTTTCGGGCTATGCCTTGTGTTTCGCACCGGTTTTATAAGGTCGCTCAAGAAGCTTACGGATATTCGCCGGCAATGAAGGCTTTACCACACGCAAGGCTTCTTAACGTCATGGCGGACACGGTTTTGCGTTCGGCTATGAAACAAACAGATCCGGCGTGGGCTATTCCGGATAATGCTTTTATAGGCCGTCCGAACTTTAATCCGCGGCAAATAAACTATTATCGGCGGTCAAGTTTAAGCCCGCGCGACGAGATCTTTCCGCTTATGTCCGCCGGAAATATCAACGTCGGGGAAGCTGAACTTGAAGGGCAACGGCAGCAAATTCGTAAAATATTCTTCAATGACACCTTCCAACAGTTTTCCGAATTGACAAAGCAAATGACTGTTCCGGAAGTTATGGAGCGTATTAACGAAAAGATGTCGCTTCTCGGTCCCGCAGTAGGTCGCTATGTCCACGATGTTTTACAGCCGCTTTGTGAAAAAAGCGTTATTTCGCTTTATGAAGACGGCAGATTGCCGCGCGTTCCTGACGTTATGGCTAATAACCCCGGCTTTGAAGTCCGGTTTACATCTCGCCTTGTTCAGTCGCAGCGACAAGTTGAAGTTCAAAACTTGTCAACGGCTTTGGGATATGTCGGACAGATTGCACAAATGAAGCCGGAAGTCTTGGACAAAGTGGACGGCGATAAGGCTATTGATAAAGTATTTAACGTCATAGGTGTTGATCCTGAAATTATCTTGGATCAGCAGCAAGTCGATAAAATGCGCCAAGCACGCGCCGAAATGGCTATGCAGCAGCAACAGGCCGCGCAAGCCCTAACCGAAGCACAAACCTATAAGGCCGCGGCCGAGGGGGACAGAAATGTCAAAGACGCTGAAGCTTAATGATAAGAACACAATCGCAGATTTGCGAACAGCAATCAAAGATATTGTAAGAGATTATCCGGTTTTCATGGATTTTTTGGAGCAATACTGCGGTTTTTATTTTCCGGTTATGTCAAGCGATCCGAACGAAATTTGTTATTCGGCCGGAAAGCGTGACGTTATTTTAACAATTAAAACCATAAGCCGCGACGACATTTTGCCGGAAGATGTTGCAGCTTTATTTAACGAAGGAAATATCAATGGATCCGACAACTGACAATCAAGGCCAGCCGGACGTAAACGGCGGCAGTCCAAACGCAAACGAAACCGCCGGAAATGGCGGTTTTAATTTTAACAGTGCTTTGAATACTGAATATTCAAGCCACCCGTCAATCCAAAAGTTTAACGGCGATGTCAACAACTTAGCAAAAAGCTATTTGTCACTTGAACAGCTTATGGGGCAAGGTCGCCTTGCTATTCCGAAGGACGGCAACGACGCGGTCGCTTGGGAAGCATACGACAAGGCTTTCGGCGTTCCTGCTAAAGATCAGGACTATAATTTGAACGTCAAAGAAGGCTTTGAATATGATAAGACCGCGTTTACAAAGCTAATGCGCGACAATCACGTTTCGCCAACCGCGGCACAAAACATTTTGAACGCTTTTTCTGAAACAATGGAAGGAATAGGACAGTCAGAAGCTGTCGCCGTTGAACAGCAAAAGAACGCTACCGTTTCGACCTTGAAAGCTGAATGGGGCGCAAAATACAATCAAAATATGGAACTTGCAAACAATACGCTTGTCAAACTCTGCGAAAACAAAGAGGACTACGACCATATTTTAAACATTGTCGGCAATGACGCCGCTTGTATTAAGTTCTTAAACAAAATTGGATCGCTCACAACTGAAGGTAATTTAGGCGGCTTCGAAGGACAAGTTTCCGGCTTTACGAAAACCCCTTCTGAAGCAAAGGCCGAATTTGATCGGATTATGAACGATCCGGACGACGCCTACTGGGCAGGATCTCGCAACAGAAGAAACGATGTTCGTTGGTGCAAAGAACACAACGCAACGTATGTTTCTGAAGATGAGAGAAAAGCTAGAGTGCAGTATGTGCAGTCTTTAATGAGAATGCAGGGATAATCTTTTTCAAGACCTCTAAATTTTTCTATTTAACGCCCCCGAAAGGATAAGGCGAACACTCGGTTTGTTTAATTTTTTTAATTAACTGAAAGGAAATAAAATGGCTAACGAAACACAGTTAGATATTCGCGGCCAAGAGTATTCGAAGATTATTCTTCCCTTGGCTCGTCAAGAAAGATCTATGCTTTACGATAGAGTTTTCGTAAAGTCTGATTTTACCGGTAAATCTTTTTATCAGGATCAGATCGGAACTTGGGAAATGAAGGAAAAAACCGCTCCGAACTCTGCAACACCGAAGAACGACCCGAACTTGTCAAGAACTCGCGTTGACATTAAAACCTATAATGACGCGCGTATTTTTGACCGCTCTTTGGATTTACAGTCTTTCTCTGATCCGATGAGCGTTGCTTCTATCTCTATGCAGTCCTCCGTCGGCGTGCAGATTGATAAAATCATTTATAGCGCTTTGGGCGCAACTGCGCTGCGTGGCGAAACCGGCGCAACTTCCGTTACATTCCCGACTTCACAAACGATTGCCGCAAACTTCGGCGGAATTGTTACTTCCGGAACTGCTGCCAACACCGGCTTGACACCGGCCAAAATCCGCCGTGCTTCTAAAATGCTGACTGCAAAAGGCGTGTCCACAATGGACAGAACCTTCGTTGCGTCTGCAACCGGACAAGAACAGTTGCTCGGCAACACCGAAGCGACATCTTCTGACTACAACAACGTCAAAGCCCTTGTATCCGGCGAAATTGATACTTGGGTTGGCTTCAAGTTCGTGTTCTTGCCGGACGGCATTATTGACACAACAGAAGCAGGCGTTGCAACTTATTATGCCTTCCACAAAACCGGCGTATGCTTTGCAATGCTTGAAGAATTGTTTATGCGCGTTTCAGAACGTCCCGACCTCTCTTATTCTAAACAGGTTTACTACGAGATTTCTTGCGGTGCTGCCCGTTTGGAAGAAGGTAAAGTCGTTAAAGTTCTTTGCGACGAAACAGTTGCTTAATTTTCGCAAACCTCGGGGTTGTGCTGCAAAAGGCGCAGCCCCTTTTTATATGGATTTTATTAAATGAGTAAAGTTAGCATTGTAAATAAAGCCTTGACGATGTTAGGTGCAAACAGAATAACGTCGTTATCGGACGACACAAGAGAAGCCAAAACGGCAAACGCAGTCTATGAGCAGTCTTTGCGTTCCATATTGTCGGAAACTTGTTGGAGCTTTGCCACAAAACGCGCTTTACTTAACCGTTTGGAAGAAGTGCCGGCCGTTGGCGGCGGTTATTACTTCCAACGCCCTTCTGATTGTATAGAGATTTTTGATACCACCGCGAACACTTGGCGGCCGGAAGGCGAAAAGATTTGGAGTTTAGATTCGACACTTGGCGTGGTTTATACCTATTTCAACGAAGACGACACCTTTTATTCGCCGAAGTTTTGCGACGCCCTTTCCTGCCTCATTGCCGCGAACGCTTGCTTCGACATTACAAATTCGGCAAGCAGGACACAAGAATTTGTTTCGCTTTATGAAGGCGAATATCTGCCGCGCGCGCTGCATTATGACGCAAGCCGCCAAGGCGAAACAACCGTTAAAGACGACGAATGGATTAACGCAGCTTTGGGAAGGGGGTTGTCATGGCTAGAGTAGCGCCTTTATTGCCGACTTTCGGGCGTGGCGAAGTCAGCCCGTTGATGTATGGCCGCAACGACATTGAACCTTATTCTTCTTGCTTGAAGGCCTGCCGCAATATGGTTGTTCGGCCTTATGGTTTGGTTAGCCGTGCAATCGGCACGGAATACATCGCCAACGCCAAGGCTAAAGCAAGGCTTTTGCGCTTTGTTTTCAGTCCGACAGACAGCTATATTATTGAGTGCGGCGCAGGATATTTTCGTTTTTATTATAACGGTGCGCCGGTTTATAAGGACAATAACGTTTACGAAATTGCAAACAGCTTTACCGAAGCGGATCTTGAAACAATACAATATGTTCAGATAGACGATATTATCAAGATCGTTTATCGCCGCGACGGCACGAAAGACAATACACCGAAAGAGTTAATCCGCAAGGCGGCCGATAACTGGGAGTTTCGCGACGTTTCGTTTACCTGCACGCCGTATTTGACCGAAAACCTAACCGACAACACAATCAAGGCTTCGGCCAAAACCGGCGACGTTACATTGACAGCAAGTGCCGATACTTTCAACGCCGGACACGTTGGAGCTTTCTTTTGGATTGGCGACGCAACAACCGTTGACGGCGTGAAAAAACAAGGTTTTGTAAAGATTACCGCCGTTACAAACGCCATAACTGCAAATGCAGAAGTGCAATGGGAATTATCCACTACGGAAGCAACAAAAGTTTGGGGCGAAGGCGCTTGGAGCAAATACAGGGGCTTTCCGTCTATCATTGGTCTTTTGGACGGCCGCTTGTATTATGCGCGCACACCGACGCAGCCGCGCAACGTCTATGCGTCAAAGCCTTATAAATACGAAGATTTTACGCCGGCCGTGTCTAACGAAAGCGGCGCAGCGGTTGACATTGAACTTGCGACCAACATCGACGGCGACGGATCAGACATAAAATGGATTGTCGGAACAAGTTTTCTTTTGGCCGGAACATACGGCAGCGAATTTGTCGTGAAGGGATCAGGCGATAGTGGCATTGACAGCGTAAGCGTTCCGACAGCGCGCGCCCGTTCGAATTGGGGATCGGAAAACATACAGCCGGCCACAATCGGCAGCCAAGTTTATTTTATTCAAAGAACCGGAAGAAAAGTCCGTCGTTTTGAATATGACTATTATTTAGACAGCTACAAAGCGGTTGATGTATCTATTTACTCCGAACACCTTTTGGAAAGCCCGATCAAAGACGTTTGTTATCAAAAGAACCCTGATAGCATTATGTGGTGCTTGCGTGAAGACGGCAAACTTGCGTCTTTGACCGTTGAAGCCGACCAAAACGTCCAAGCATGGAGTTTAATAGATTACGGGAACGATATTGTTGAAAGTATTGAAACAATACCGTCATACAACGGGTTATATGACGAAGTTTATTTGATTGTTAAGCGCAACATTAACGGAAGCATTGTTCGGCAAATTGAGCGAATGCAAGATCCGGTTACACCGGAAAACGTGATCAACTGTTGGTATGTTCGCGCCGGATTGCGCTTTTCGGCCTTTGCACAAACCGAAGACAACGCTTTGACCTTGTCGGCTAAAACCGGAAATATAACCGTTACGGCTGCAAAAGATATTTTCGCCGCGAAACATTTTGGCCGGCGTATTCGTGCGGTTGACGGAAATTTCGGAATTTTAGGACAAGCGACCATTACCGAGGTTGTCAACGCAAAAACCGTTAAAGCAACCGTCAACAAGGAGTTTACGGCGGTAAGCTATGTCGGCGGCAGTTGGGGCGTTTCCGTCAACACAATGTCGGGATTTGAACACTTGAACGGCCGGACGATACAGATCTTGGCCGACGGCTGCATACAGGCCGACAAGATTGTTACTGCCGGATCTTTTGACTTGGATCTTGACGCTTGGGTTGTTTTGGCCGGTTTGGGTTATACAAGCTACATGACAACAATGAACATCGAAGAAGGCGCAATGAACGGAACGGCTGTCGGCAAACGCAAGCGCATTAATGAAATGGCCGTGCGTGTTTGGCGTTCACTCGGCGGACGTGTTGGCCGTGATTTGAACAATCTTGAAGAAATGAGTTATCGCGAACCGCGTGTTCCTATGGGGACAGCACGCCCGTTGTTGGACGGCGTAATCGACAATATTCGGTATAACCAAGGTTGGACGGTTGAAGCGGACATAACACTTGAACAGTCGCGGCCGCTGCCGTTGAACGTCTTGAGCCTTGCGCCTATCGTCAACGAAGTGGATAAATAAGGGGGATAATATGGTTTTACCAGTCGCAGCAATGGCCTTTATTGCTTCAACGGCAATGCAGGCCGGATCTTCTATTTTGTCCGCCTATGAGAACAGACAGGCGGCAAAGTCGGAGATTAAGCAACTAGAGTTGCAAAAACAGCAAATACGGCTTGAACGGGCAAATATGGCCGATCAATACGTTGACAACCGAACGCAGTTAATCGGATCTGTCAATCAAATGTCCGGCCGTGCCGGTGTTCGCGTCGGGGGGAGCGTTGCAAATTCTCTTAATCAGAGCTTAACGCAGATGAATATTGAGGAAGCGCAAAACGACTATAATAAGCGTATGGAATTACAGACAGTCAACGCACAGCAAAAAAACGCGCAACGGACTAAAAAATACGCCTATCTTAACGGATTTTTGAACGCCGGATCTACTGCATTGAGCGGTTATTCTACTTATGACCGCTATTGGGGATCTAACGCAAAAACAAATGATAAACTTGGGGGATAATATGCCGCAATTGCCTATTTATACAAGAAACAGCCATATTAACACGTCACAGGTTGTCCGAAGGACATCAAGCGGCGTTGCAGAAAGTATGAGTAATATTGGTCGTGCCGGTGCGGAAGTGGCCGTTCAATGGCAAAAAACGCAAAACGCCGCCGAAATTTTGGACGGCAAAAACAAAATGGCTGCAAGTATTCAGGATCTTTTAACCGAGGCTTCTGAATATAACGACTACAACACCCCTAAGGATATTGAAGCCAAGCAAAACGAAATACTTGACCGGCTGCATAAACTTGTGCCGGATATTGTTTCCGGCTTTAATACCGAAACTAACGCTAACGATTTTGTGCGTGATACCGAAATGGACATCAGCGAAACCGAAGCCACGTTGAAGGGGTTGTTTAGAAAGAAGTATATTGACAACAACGAAGCAAACCTTATTGTTTCGGCCGAAAGAAACCGCGAAAACTTTATTCAGACGGGCGACAAAGGCTTCAAACAGTCATACATTGCCGATCTTGAATTGTCTTATAAAAACGGTTTTATCGACAAAGCGTCATATACAAACGCCAAACTTAAAACCGACGAATGGGACAAGCTGCATATTTACCGCCAAGCCGAAAGCGATCCGCAAGGCGTTATTGACAATTTGAAGGCCGGAAATTACAAAATTAAGCCGGAAGATTATAACGACGTTTTGAAAAATCTTAATTCGATCAAAACGAACGATGAACTTATGCGCACTTATCAGGAAACGGCGACGCAAAACAAAGGCGAAAGCGACGCTATGGACTACATTTATAGCAACGCTTCTTATGCCGATAAACTCAAATACATTAACGACGCCGAATTTTCCGGAAACATAAGTAGCAGTTATGCACAAAAGGCGCGTCGCGCAATCAAGCAATTTAAGCCGGACGGCGGCAAAACAATGTCGCAGGCACAAAATATTGCCGATGTTTTGCAACGTGCTTATGACTTAAACGAAGGCGGTTTTGACAGCACCGAATATTTAAACGGTATTCGCGCGTTGCGTTCGGAAATTACCGAAGCCGTCAACAATGGCGACATCTCTTATAAAGACGGTGTTTCGCTCAATAATCAACTTAATCAGGCCACAAGAAAGCGTGTCAGCCAAGAAACAAACTTCATTAGTTATCAGTTCGGAAAATCCGTTGATATGTTCAAAGAACAATTACCGCCGGAATACCGCAACGACGCGATCCGTGAGTTGTTTTATCAGACGCAGGATATTGACGACAACCTTTCCGAAAAGGAAAAACAGCGCATTTATAACGAAAAAGCGGTTGCCGTCGTTGATAAGATTAAGTCAGACAACCGGCTTGCCGCACAAAAAGTGCTTGAAGATACGCAGGTTAAAGCCGCCGATGACTTCGTCCCGGCTTTAGCTGCAAAACTCAAATTAAGCGAAACAGACCTTAACCGCAAAATTAACAATACTGCTAAAAAATACGGCATGACGCGCGAACAGGTATTGCAACAGCTATCAAGAGGAATGTAAGATATGCAGGACAACGACGATTTATTCGAACTTATGAATATCACACCTAACGGAACGGCCGACGATCCGGACGATTTGTTCGGCGGTGTTGCACCGTCAGCAGCAGAAACGAATAAAAACGTTTTTGAGAACGCCACAATCGACATCAGCGGTTTTGTGTCCCAGAAGCGGCAAGAATGGCAAAATAGCCCTTTGGAAGCTATTTCGCAGCTGTCACGGGACGAAAACGGCGACACAAACTTTCAATGGTATAATCCGGTTAGTTGGGTTGGATCAGGAATTTCAGCTTATCGCAAAACTGTTGACGATCGTTTGAGTTTTCTCGAACAAAATAAAAATATGGTGTCAAACCTTATTACGGCCGAACAGTTTGAGGAATTTAAGGCTAAAGGGGCGATCGGTGTTTTTGAAAGCGCAAAACGTAACGTTAAATGGGGTAACGCGCCGTTTGTCGGATCTTTTGTTGAAGGTTACGAAAAAGGCAAAATCGCCAACATTATGGATAAAATTAAAACCGGCGAACCGTTAAGCAAGGCCGAAGACGAAGACGTCAAAGAGTATATTTTAGACGGTATTGAACAGACGGTGCGTGGCCACTCTATCAGCGGCCGTATTGTTGACGGTTTGGCGCAAATGCCGGCGTTTATGATTGAATACGCCACCGCAAAAGGCCTTGTCGGCGCAGCGGCCAAAAAGGCCGGAACAACCGTTGTCGGAAAAAAGGTTGCCGAAACCGCGGCCAAAATTACGGCAAGTGGTAAAGTCGGCGCAGCGGCCGTCCGGACAAGTAAAATCGTCGGAAGTGCTGCCGGACGTGCATTGTTTATGCCGGGACAGGTTTACAACAATTATAATGATATTCGGCTTAATTCCGCATACAACCTAAGCGAAAACGGGCAGATCCTTTTTAATGAAAATCAGGATAAACCGGCGACAATGGTATTAAAAGCCTTTGGATTAACAACCATTACGGCATTGTCCGAAGAATCCGGCGAAGCTATTACCGGCCTTGTAAAGAAAGGCGTCAGCCCGATTTATAACCGTTTACCGGCAAAAGTCCGTAACGGAATTGTCAAACTTGCACGGCAGACGGAAAAATACAAAGACACCCCTATTTCAAAAATGTTTTCTGCCGGTGGTTATAGCAACGTTTTAGGCGAAATCGGCGAGGAACGTCTTGAAGGTTTACTCGGGGCTGTTACCGGATTAAATCCGCAGGGCGACAGCTATTTTGACAGTATCGGCAACGCACTTCTTCCGGGATGGGATCAGTTTCTTGTCGAAGCAGGCGTCATCAGCATTGCTGGCGGCGCGCGTTCCGGCTTGAATTATCTTTACACCAAAGGGTTTAATCCTGCCATGATGAAAGGATTATCCACCACCGAACAAGACAAAGTCGTTAATCGTGAAGTAAACAAGGAAGTCGGCGCGATCAATCCGCCGGTTGCTATTCATGAATTGCCGGTTGAACAAATCTTTCTTTCGCCGGATATTCCGAACTTCAAGGAAGGTGCAAACGAAAACGGCGTCGTTACCGGCGAAGAACTCCAAGGATCTTATGACCGTTTAGGGACTGCCCCGATTGTCGTTTGGGAAAGAAACAACGGCCGAATGGAAGTTATAACCGGAAGACACCGGCTTGACCTTGCACGAAGAACCGGTGAAGTCACTATTCCGGCGCAGGTTGTCAGGGAAGCCGACGGCTTCACTGCCGAACAAGCCCGTATGTTTGATGTTGAACAAAACATAAAGGACGAAAAAGGCACGATCCGCGATTATGTCCGGTATTTCAAAAGCAAGAAAATGACAAAGGAAGAAGCTGAAAGCAAAGGACTTTTGCAGCGAAAAGGCGTCCACGCCTTCAATATTGCCAGTAAAGCCGAAGGCGGACTTTATTCCTTGTTTATTGACGGAAAAATATCAGACACCAAAGCCGAAGCAATCGCCAACGGCGCGCCGAACAATGAAGCCGCGCAGGCTGCTGGTATCAAAAAGGCCGATAAAATGAGCGCAGAAGAACTGCAATCATACACGGCTTTATTGTCGCAGTTGAAACCGACGGAAGAAGGAAACGGCGATTTGTTTGGGTTTGACGACAGCGCAGAAAAGGAAGCCGAAAAGATTGCAAAACTTGTTGCAAAGGATAAGAAAGACATTGACGCCAAAATTTCGGCAGTTCGCGGAGCTTTGAAAAATCCGGAGTTAGCGAAAAAAATGGGACTTTCTTTCAAGGCAACACCGGAAACAATCGGCAACGAAGTTAAAAAATTGCTGTTTCAAAAACAGCAATTGGATAACTTCTATACCGATGAAAAGTTAATGAAACATTACCGCGGCTTATTGGCAGGACAAAGCGAAAGTGTTTTTGATGTGCTGCCCGACGCCGTTCCGGAAAACTTTTTCGCGGAAGAAAGCAGCGATACAAAACAAACGGCCAAAACAAAAGAAAGTGAAGCCCCAAAAGCCGAAGAAGCTGCCGAAATAAAAATCGACGATAGCGAAAGCGCTTTTGAGCTTGCTTATAGAAAATGGCTTGACGATATTATGCCGCTTCAAAAATTGGCCGAAGACGAACGCGTGGAACTCAAAGACGGGCAGCGTCCGGATTTATTGGCACGGGCTTATCAGTATTCGGCAAGAATGATTGAAAAAAACATTTCGGATCAAACCTATTACATTGACGAAATGGGAAACGAAGTTGTTACCGGTGAAGGCTTAACGCCGATTTTGAAGGACTTTTTCGCCACGATGAACGGTATTGAGCCGAACAAAGCGAAAGCCCGTCAGGATTTGAACGACTTTCTTGTTGCGCGGCGTTATCTTGAAGACTTGGACGAAATGGAAGATGTTGAAGTCACGGAAGCGCAAAAGAAGCAGTCGGCCGAAAATTTGCTGAGGTTAAGCGACAAATACGGTGAAGATTTGGAAATGTTTGTTGATTTTGGAAACAGGATCTACGGCTTTCAACAGCGCATACTTGAAAACCTTGTTCGTTCTGGTAACTTGAGCCAAGAACAGTTTGACGATATAACAAGCCGACATACGCATTATGTACCGTTTAAGCGTGTTATTGAAGACAAACAAATTTCAGGTATTGGCGGTCGCGGTGTTTTTGATGAAACAAAGACAAGCAAGGTTGTTAAACGCATTAAAGGTTCTGAACGCGACGTTAAAGACATCTTTATTTCTATTGCTAACAATGCCGCAAAAACGCTTGATTTAGCATACAGAAACAGGATCGCGCGTTCGGTTGCCGACCTAAAAGAGTTTATGCCGGAATATGTGCAGGCCAAAAAGCCGATATTCGAACACGGAACGGCCAAAACAAAGGTTGCGTATGATGCGCGTTTCCGTCAACAGCTCGAAAAAGCAATAGACTTTTTTGGCGGAACGGTTGATTACGTTAAGTCTATCGGCAAAGCCAAAAGCGAAGGGCTTATCTTGGGTGCTTATAATCCGAAAGAAAATTCTATTCGGAAACGACTTGGATCACAGGATAGAACTTTATCGCACGAGTTCGGCCATATGATTGATTTTGTACTTGGTGTTAGTGAGAAAATCCAAAATAACACCGTTATAAAAACCGAAATTAGTAAATTGGCCGAAGATCGTTTCTTCCCGATTGTTGGTTTAACAGCTGAAAACGGCAAAGTCAAATTTACCGAAAAGACTGCTAACATGCCGGAAGATCATATCAACTACATCAAAAGCCCGCGTGAAGCAATCGCAAACGCCTTTGATCTTTATTTTTCATCTAAAGCCTATATGAAGAAGGCCGCGCCGGAAACATACAAATTTATTGAAAATTTGTTTAATACGCCGCACCTTCACTTTTTGAAGGATATTCGGCCGTCTTCTGCTTCGGCAACCGAAGAAATCGAAACGGACGTTTTTATACCTTCAAAGCAAAAACCTTATGGCAACGTGATTGAATATTACGAAGACGGCAAAAGAAAATTTGTTGAAGTGTCAAAGCCGGTTTATGAAGCTATGCACAAATTAAGCCCGATACAGCTTGGTTTTGTGTCAAAGTTATTGAAAGTTATGAGCCAACCGGCAACGTTGCTTCGTTGGGGCGCAACGACAACGCCGAACTTTATTTTGCGAAACTTCGTAAAAGATCAGTTTACCGCTTTTATTCAAACCGATAAAGGAATGAAAACAACGCCGCTGCAAACGATTAAATCGTTGTGTCAGATTATCGGCAAAGGAAAGCTTTATAATGAATGGGAGCGTTCCGGCGGCGCAGGCGGCGGCTTCTATGATTGGAGCGAAAACGGCGCAAAGAAATATCTTGACGAGTTACAAACTCCGAAAGGACGTTTCTTCAAAACGTTAAAGATTATGGAAGATACCGGCTGGACGGATTGGCGGAGGTATATCAATATTCTTGCTTCACCTGCAACCGCGCTTGTCAAAGGGTGGAATAAGTTAATTGGCACGCCTTCGCAAGCTATTGAAGAAGCGACGCGTCTTGGAGCTTATACCAAAGCCAAGCAAGCAGGATTGTCTGATCTTATGGCCGCAAACAAAAGCCGCGAAGCAACCGTTGACTTTGGCCGTGGTGGCGAAATAAGCCGTATTGTCAACCGGCTTGTGCCGTTCTTCAACGTTGGCCTGCAATCTGCCGACAAGCTGGCGCGAACGATAAAGACCAACCCGAAGGCGTTTTTCTTTAATTCAATGGCGACGATTGCCTTCCCGTCAATAGCAATTACCGGTTATTACCTTTATGGCGCGCCGGAAGAAGAACGTAAACGGTGGCTAGAAATTCCGGACTACGTCCGCGACAACAACTGGTGTTTCTTTATCAACGGCGAATTGGTTACTTTTCCAAAGCCGTTTACCGTCGGTTATATGGGAACAGCCTTTGAAGATTTTATGATTTGGGGCTATCAGGGCGAAAAACCGGAAGCAAGAGAATTTTGGGAACTTTTGGTCGGAATGATCGGTTCAATGTCGCCGGTTCAAACGTATGGTTCGCTTTTGTCGCCGGTCGGCCAAGTGGCAGTTGAAGCAACAACGAATTACAACTTCTTTATGGGGCGGCCTATTTATCCGAAGTGGCTTGAAGGGCTGCCGCCGGAAGAACGTAAAAACAAAACAACGTCGCAGCTTGGAGTTGTTATTGGCGAAAGTTTGGGTGTTTCACCGGCAATCGTTGATAATACAATCTTAGGCTTAACTTCAACCGTTGGCAAGCAAACGATCCGCGCAAGTGAGAGTATGATCGATCAGTTTAAGCGTTGGAACGGCGAAGAAGTGCCAGAAGATATTGTTATTAAAAAAGATATTCCGTTAATCGGCGCGCTTATCGGCCGCCTTCCGGACGGAACGCGAAGCAAATCTTATCAGCAATTTGCAAATGATTATCAAAATTTCTTGCAAATCCACACGGCTTATAATCAAAGATCCGGAGCTGATAAGGCAGAATATCGGCGAAACCACGCTTTTGAACTTGAAGCATATAATTCTATTAAAGGAAGTAAAAAGCAAATTCAAAAGGTTAATAAAGAACTAAACCGGATCTATGACGATCCGAAAATGTCGGCCGCCGATAAAACAAAGGCCGTTACTGATCTTGAAAGAAAAATAACGGAAATTGCACGCGCCGCCAACAAAAAGACGGAAGAAATTAGAAACAAGTTTAACGATTAACGAAAGGAAAAACTTAAATGACAGTTGAAAATACTATTTCTAAAACCGGAAAACAAGTCATGGGTGCAAAAACCTATGACTTTTCTTTTGACGTCTTGTTGAAAGATCCGAACGAAGAAGACGCCAAAAAGGCAATTAAGTGTTCTGTTAGCGACGGTGAAAACGAAAAGTCGTTGGTTTATGGAAAGGATTATTCCGTTGTTCTTAATGCCAACCGCAAAGGCGGTCGCGTTACCGTTGTTGACCCGAAGGACGCCAGTTGGACGATTGTCGTTTACCGTTCTTATAACGAAACGCAGGAATCCGATTATAACGATTTCGACGGCTTTCCGGCCGAAACTTTGGAAGGGGGACTTGATAAGGTTACAATGATTTTGCAAGACCACCAAGAACAGCTTGACCGTTGTCCGAAAGTTAATAAGACCTCTGATGTTGACCCTCAAAAACTTGTTATGGAAGTGGAGCGTATTTATGACAGTATTGATAATGTTGATACTGCGGCAAATAATATGTCAGCTATATTAGACGCACCTAATCAAGCAAATGCGGCGGCTGGGTCGGCAGCTTCAGCCGCGGCAAGTAAGGCAAACGCGAAAACTTCAGCCGATTCGGCGGCTGGGTCGGCGGTGGCGGCGGAAAATTCGGCAAGCGCGGCGGCTGGGTCGGCAGCGTCTGCGGCGGCGAGCGAGGCAAGCGCGAGCAACTCTGCGCAAAGCGCCACTGCCGCAAAACAAGCCGCTGAAGCCGCTATCACCGATGAAAACCTTGTGATTGTGGCGACTGACCTTAAATCTGCCTCGAGCAACATTAAATCCGTGGCCGCCAACAAGACCAACATCAATACGGTTGCCGGTAACAAAACCAACATCAATACGGTTGCCGGTGATAAAGCCAACATTGACGCGGTCGCTGCCAACAAAGCAAACATTGACACCGTGGCGGAAAATTCCGCCGCTGTTAATAATGTTGCAAGCAATATGGCCGATGTTAAAGCCGCGGTAAAATCAGCCTCTG